ATTTCCTTCTCCTGCAAGTGCGTGTGCACCTGTAACTGTTGCTACTTGGTTATTAGTAGAACCTGTTAATACTGCTTTTGTGTCTGCATATGCTTTGATTGATTGTTGTGTTGCTAATTGTGTAGCCGAATCTGTCCCCATAGCATCTTCATCAAGGATACCTGTTACAGTTGCACCTGTTGCCAATGCCAATGAAGCTGAAGAAAGAGCGCCATTTACTGAAACATCTTCTCCAAACACAACTTGAGTGGAATCATTGCTTACAATCTGAGTACCGACAGCATTCATCTCTAATGTTATACTACCAAGTACAAGATTTCCTATTCCACCTGGTTGAATGCTTATGTCACTGTTTGAAGGTGAGGTTATTGTGCTATCATTAAAACTAAAAGCTTCAACTACTACACCACCTGATGCATTTCCAGTTATAGTTACGTCACCATTAGTTAGAGTAGTTGTTAATGTAGTTCCATCAATTTGTAATTGGTCTGCTTCAAATACACCTGTTACTTTAACTTGGTCACCTGCCGCATCACCTAGGTTAATATTTCCGTTAGCTGTAATATCACCTGTTGCTACTAAATTTCCTGTTACATTTACATTTGACTCTAATTCAACTGTACCTGTTCCTGCTGGAATAATTCTAATATTTTCGTTTGTTCTTGCTGATACAATGTTATGACCATTTATATCTAAATCACCACCTAGTTGTGGAGATAGATCTAAAAGTACCCTATCCGTAAGTGATGTACCAAATAATTCTGTAAAATTTGCGTTTATTTTTGTAAATGCTGTTCTTAATGGATCACCTGTGCCGTCGTTTGCTGATGAACCTATGCTAACTGTTTGTTGTGCCATGTTTTAATTCTCCTAATATGATTATTTATTAGAAATTTTAAGAACCGAATGTAATTTTATACAGGAATAAGTGTTCTAAAGAACTTGTATGTAGTAGAACTACCAGCCGCATTTACAACTTGAACTGTTACGGTAGTACCATCTGCCGTAGCTGAAAATGTTGCAAGGTCTGTTGTTGTACTGCCGACTCTGCCGTATACTGATATGTAAGCCGCTGTTGAACCGTTGTGCGTTACTATTACTTCTGCTATTTCATATCTAGAATTTGTTGTATCAGTGATTGAAACAAGATATTTTCCACTTCTGAAAGTTGCTTGTAGAAAAGTGTCCATGGTAGTAGCGGCTGATGTAGTCGCAGTAGCAGAAGACGAACTTATAAAAGCTTCTGAGTTTATTTTAATAAGTCCAGTACCAACTGTATCTAATTTTAAATGACTATTTGTAACTATGTTTTGTAAAGTGTCATCTACTATTTCTAAATTTCCAAAGTTGTTACCTGAATCATCTACATATGATTTTGTAGCAACATCAGTAGGCTGTGTTGGTTGTCCAACTCCTGATAATTGTTGTCCACTAAATGATATAACAGTTGAGTCGGTTGAACTAATAACATTTCCAGTAATATTAATAGAACCTAGTGTAATATTTGATTCTGCAAAATTAATTGCTGAAGAATCATCTGCACTAATTGTTGTACCATTAATTCTTAATGCACCAACTACAATATGTCCTGTTCCTGATGCAGTAATGTTTAAGTTTTCATTTGATCTTGTACCAGTGATGTTATTATCATTAATTGTAATTGCAGGTAAAACAATTGCACCTGTACCCGAAGGTTCTAATATTAAATCTGCATTTGAGGCATTTGCATTAATCTTATTTCCAGCAATGGTAATTTGTGAACTAACAGGTGAAGCCGCATATAATTCTGTGAAGTTAGTATTGATTGAGATCATTGCTGTTCTCAAGTCATCACCTGTTCCGTCATTTGCGTTAGTTCCTGGAAAAATGTTTATTCGAGCCATATTCTATTATCCTGTGCTAATTTTCAAGTCGTTGCTTGATCTCCACACTTGACCTGCAACACTCGGATCACTAGTGGGTAGATTTGGTATTAAAACTTTTATTGTATCTATAGATACTGCTCCAGTACCATTTGCTGAAAGTGTTAAGTTTGAATTTGTAGTAATTGATGATATTGTTGAGTTATTAATTTGTACGGTATCAACTTCAATGATTCCTGACCCGTTTGCCTGAATTCTAATATCACCATTGGTTAATGATGTTGTAATTAATCCTGTATCAGCATGAGTACCGTATAAATCAATAAAATTCGTATTGATTTTTTCCATCGCGGTACGCAAAGTGTCGCCCGTCGCTCTATTTCCTGCTGTTCCTGTATCTATGTTTAATCTAGCCATATTATGTTTATACGTATTTATTAAATAGTTATATGTTCATAGAAACCTTAAGAACAATGAGATTATACGAACGTCAATCTAAATTAGGTATGTATCATACCTTTCACCGTAAAAATACCATCTATTATTTTAAATGTGATTCATGTGGAGTGTCATTTTTAAGACCTAGAGCACAAGTAGATCCAGAACGAGCAAGTAACGATTATAAACACGTTTGCTCGTATTGTGATAGTAAGAAATTTGCTCAAAAAGTGGGTGTTAAGCTGAGAAAAATTTATAAGTTAGATGCTAGTTCGACGAAGACTCTATAATTTAAACCACCGAATATCGTCACGGGATCCATCGGTCCATCTCTTAAGATCAGCATAAATTCCTACTTTAATATTAGGTTGATCAACGTAATGTTTTAAAAAATGATTACCTTCAAGATACTCTCTACGATTAATGAAATGAAAACTAGTGTTTGGAAACTGTCTAGTAATTTGTCTTAATTGATACATCCATTCATATTTGAGATATGCTTTCATACTCAATCTATAATCATAGTTTAATGTATTTTTGTATATATTATTTTGTTCTCTACTAGGAGAATCCATTTCCCATTGTTTAGCACCCATTATATCAAAAGCAAGTATAATAATATTTTTAATTCCTGATTCAGCGGCTAATAATACAGCAGAACATCCTGAACCTCGTTGTTGTGAAAAATCTACTGTACGAATTGTACCTCTTTTAATATCGCCACCTCTCCATATTCTATATATTTTTAAACCTTCGGGTAAATCACTTTCTTTATCACCATTACAAATATAATTCCATGCACTAATGTCTTCAGGTCCGTGTATCTGTACTTTCCCATTCTCACGATCTCCTCTTGGGAATCGGAAATTGACATCCATTGCCCAGGAAGTCTTGCCACGTCTAAGTAAAGAGCTTGGATGTGTTTGGTCATGCCATGTCTTAAGTTCGTCATACATTGGTTGATTAACTGCTACAATATGATCGCATAATTCAGGACGATCTCTGTATATGGCATTACATCCGTAAATGATGCCTTTGTTTTTTAAATTTTGTATTGGAAATATGTTTCTTGACTCGCCGTTACCTATTATAAATGCTGTGTCCATTTACACACTAAAACTGTCTCCACATCCACAGCTTGATTTAGAATTAGGATTTTTAATTTCAAATTGTGAACCAAATACTTCTTCTTTATAATCTATTTGAGTACCTGCTACATATAGCATACTCTTATCATCAACAACAAATCGTCCTTTACCCCAATCTTCAATAATATCGTCTTTATGAATTGAATCTTTGTCAGTAAATCCCCATTCATATGTGAAGCCTGCACAGCCACCACCTAATATTTCTAGGCTTACTGCATATTTGTCAGGATTTTTAGATAGTAATCCTTCCATTTGCGTTTTTGCTTTATCTGTTATTGTAAATAGTGCCATACTAGTATTTATCTGCTATGATCCCCCATGTTGGCCATTCCAGAAGCTAAAAAGAATGCCATGGCTTCTCTTTTGTTTTCAAAACTCATATAACTATTTTGATCTTCCCAATTGTGATCATATGGGTTATCTGGTGCTGGGCCATTAAACCACCAACCCCATTTACTTTTACAATTTTTTTGACACCATTCTATACATTCACCCATTATACCATTTGACTGCATATCAATAACAAACTTAAATTTTTTCTCATAACCGCAATCGTCAGGAATTTCATCTAACGGCATATGACCACTAAGACGTTCTTCTACTTTTCCGTAACTTGTTTTCACTCCTAGAGTAAATTTTCTTTTATTCATTACCAAAAAAACTTATCTTTATTTTCAATTAACTTTGATATACTAATCAATGTATTAAAATTATAATGCTTTGAAGGCATATGGTCAATTGGATTTTTGTAATTTGATGATTTTGATAACCACAATAGGTTAGTTTTGGTTAAGTCAAATGTTATATTAATGTTATCAATATTACCATTGTGTTTGTTATAAACATAATCTAAATCAAAGTTATTAATAAAATTTAAAAAGAGATTTGCACCAATACGGTTATAATATCGTTGTTGTTGCATTATACTATAATGATCATGTATTTTAGTTTTTGAAAATCGTATTGCAGATCTAAGGTCGTCAATTGGTAATGCTTTATTCATACTAAAATATATTTCATTAAATGGAGTTAAATCAATTTCTATGCTTTGGTTAGTAATAGGCAATAACGTTAAATCAATAGCAAGATAACATTTATTACTAATACATTTTTTAATGATATCGTTTAATTCATCTGTTGAATAATGAGGAGAAGGGTATTCAATTAACACAGTTTCGCCCTCTTGGCATTCAAGTGGATGTACAACATCAATTGATTTTTTTGAATCAAGCATATCAAAATTATAATAATAAGTGTTGTCTAGTATACCAAATCTTTTTTTAGATTTATTAATAAGAGAAAAAATAAAATCAGAGACTCCATTGCCAAAAGTAAGATTTTGCAAGGTATCAACACCTAGTATAGATATTAATTTAGATTTTTCAAACCAACGTTTAATTGTAATGCTAAAATTGTTTACATCTATTTGTTTTCTTAGTTCTTCTACAGTTAAAGAAGATATTAACTTTTCAATAGCAGGATCTCTAGGTGCATATACTCCAGTATACATAAGTCTTGCTCTATTTTTAATCTCGTCATAGCTATTTGGTTTATCTAGATGTAATCTTGGATCATAAGCAATAGACTCTTCGTGTTCTTTTTTAGCAATTAACCAAGAAGCATAATGTATAAAGTCTTCAGGTGTATAGTTTTTGTCATTTTTTGTCCATTCATATAATGATAATTCTTTGTTGTTTGTAAGTTTTTTATTGTAGCTTTCTTTGGCTTGTACATCAATTATATTATTAGTGAATTCCCAAGTAAGTTCACCTATATAACCAAAGTAACAATTATTTTTTATTGTTTTTTCTGTTTTTGGATGCTGTGTTTGATCAACTGTGTAGTTTAAAGTTTTAAAAAATTCTGTAAAGTCTGTATTATTAATAGAAACATCTTTTATTACAGCATACGAAGAAGTATCTGAAGGATCTTCTTTATTAAAAATAATTTTAAGATTATTAACTTCTTTAATTTGTCCAAAATGCATTGATCCATCAGAAAATGTAAAAGTTGGTTTATTATCATTTACATATATTTGTAATATACCAGTGCCGTGTTGTTTTATTGTAAAATCAATGTCTATTATGTTTGTCATTTCCAATTCTCTACTACAAAGTTATCTATACAATTAAACGGCTTAGGTTCACCATGAAAAACTGCTACACGATTTTCTGGAGTAATCTTAGGAGGGGTATCAAAGGTCCAAGTTGCACCTTGTCGTTTAGCTTTATATTTTAAGCCGATCATTTCCCATTTATATGAACGAAGCCATTCGTCAGGCCACCAATTTTTATCTTTTTTAGCTCTTTGAGTAATCCAATCTTGATCACCGTGGTTTGATGACATAATATTTTGTGCATTTTGTTTAAAGTCATCCCATAGATAATTCATAGTACCTGCATTCCATCTCATTATACTTGAATTACATACACTCCAATCTTTTATTCTGCATCTATTAAAGTCTCGAATAATCATAAATTTGTTAGGATTATTTGTAAATAATTCATCAATATTTTTAAAAATAATTATGTCAAGATCAAAATATAAAATATTTCCTTGTAATGGAAAATGTCCACCAAACATCCATAACTTACTCCACCATGTTTTTATAATTGGATCGTTTTTTGGTAATAAAATAGTTTTTATATGAGAATCTAGACCTGTAGGGTCGTCGGTAATGCAATGAAATTCAAAAGGTACCGTAGTATGTCTTTTGACCATATTATAAAGTACATTGGCATATTTAGAAATGTACTTGTTACCCCATTTAACGCAAACTATGTGATTCATAACCCTTTTTTAAACTTTCTATTTGTATTTGTTGCCAGTTAGGACTTTCAAGAGAATATGAATAATCGCAATCTGTTGTTTGACCTTCAATAACTTCAATCTTTGTTATATTTAAATTATTAGAGAGTTGTTTATATATTTCTAAAAAGTTTTCAGTACCAAAAGATCTTTTTAAGTCAACTTGTCCTAGTTTAATATAGCCAAGTGCTAATTTTGGATCTTCCCAATCATAATTGTTATCTTTTAACCAGGTTCTAAATTCTTCCATTTCTTCTTTTTTAAATTTGTCATCTTCTGTAATAGTTTGCCCCCATTCTATATCAAATTCTCCTGAATAATATCGTTGATGAGTTATTCCTCCATCTCCAACTGCTTTATCTCCATCTCTAAAAACTTCAAACAAAGTTTTTCCAATTTGTGACCAATGTAGATATACTCCACCTAGTTCTCTGTCGTATCTATTCAGTTTAAATAAGTCAAAATCATTATCTTGTAATTCATATCTTGGTGCGTGTAAAAATGTTGTAATTTGAGAAGGTCTCATCCATTCCGTATCAATTATTTTTTTTCTATTTGATTGAACCCATCCTTCAATTTCGTGGCAAAGGTTGTTCAGTTGTCTTATAGCATATTTGGTTTTGTAGTCCGCTATTTTATAATATGGGGATAAGTCCCAAGCCTGTCCTTGTAAGTCTTCAAAGTATCTATGTAATTCGTTGCAGGTATCGTGTTTAAGTCTTAATCCAGGTTTAGACATCTCATCACCGTCTGGACAAAGACCAGTAGGAAGATCGGCTGAATATATAAAGTCATCAGGTGTATAATTTTTGTCAATTTTATAAGATTTTAATTTATTAACTCCCCAATGGTTAAAAGAATTAAAACGATTAATTTGAAATATAGTATTGTTAAGTTCATTGCATAAGAAGTCTATATTTCGTTTAGAATCAGCGAATCCTAAAAAGCAAAAGTTTTTTTCTAATACAAGTTTGTTTTTTAAATTTTTTTTGAGAGCTTCAACCCATCTATGTCCTAGTTGGTCTTCACCTCGCCACCTAGTTATTGGATCAAATTCAATATAATAAGATAGATTATTTAAAGTAACTTTAATATGTGGATAAGGCACATTTTTATAATGTCCTTTGATAGATTGCACTGTTGGCTCCATGTTCTGCACATTCTACGCTCTCTACCCAGCATCTATTATCTGTTTTTTCTCTGATTAGTTTGTCTGCAAAGTTGAAGGCGTGTTCGGCAAATTTTTCTGTACCTACACCATCAAATAATCTAATCTCTGCAAGATCTAATTTTTCAAGTTCTTTAAACTTTTCTAGATGAGGATCGTTCATGTCCAGTGCAAGTTTGTGATCAAAATGATCTTCTAACCATGCTTTTAAAGGTTTAAGTCCGCCAAAGTCTACTGCCCAATTTTTATTATCTAAGTCTTTACAACCAAATGTAAATTTAAATTGTAAACTGTAACCGTGTAATAAATGACAATGCGAATGATCTGCTTTGGGTTGTCTAAATACACAGGCTAATCCAATGTTGTGTCCATATGTTTTAGTACTAAGATATGGCATTAATGTAAACTCCTTTTTGTGTCGTTAAAATCAATACCGAACTCTTCCGATTTGTTACGAATAGTTTCAGTCAAGTCGTTTGGTATATTTAATTCCCCATCAATTATTGACTTTAAAAAGTGGACAAATACTGTAAATTCTGGTCTTTTTGTTACTGTTTCAGGATCAATTTTATATCTCTCCATTTCATTTAGCATCGCTTCTGTAACGTCAACTAATGCTTTAATACTGGTGCTATGTTTTTCAAAATGATTCATAATACTATTGTAAACGTTATTTAGATTTTGTCAACTGTTTATTAATAAATTTGGCCATGCCTTCGTATGATTCTTGGAAAACGTTTTTATGTTGTTTCCATTCCGTTGGCATTTTCCAATCTTTTTCATTTACCACAATCCATCGTGTATCAGGTGATAATTCCATTAGTTTATGAAATTGATGTACCCAATATGATGGATCTACAGGTCTTTTAATATAAGTGTATCCATGTGTACCGGTGTACATATTATTAATCTGTTTGTCTCGATCATAGAGATCAAACCCTATCATAAAAATTGCTTTTGGTTTAAAAGTTAATCCTACTACTCCTGCATAAGGTCCAGTCCCCCAATGGAAAGGGTCATCTTGTCTTTGATCCCCTGCATAAGGTAACTCTGGTAATTTTTTGATATTTGGCCAAAATTGAAATTGTGCAAACCAATTTGCTCTAGTAAAAATTGTTGTTTTTTTACTAACAGTATTTGCGGCCTCTTGGCACATATGTTTATCGCAACATACAACGTACTCAAGCATATAATCTCTGTATAAAGCATTACATCCAATTACGGTTGAGAAGTCTTTTAAAGGGCTTATATCAAAACCACGTCTACTCTCTCCATTTCCTATAATACTAACAAACTTGGTCATAATGCTATTTAATCACCCTTTTAGACGTGCATAGAGCAACGTACAGTACTGGTAACGGTTAGTTATGCACCAAAGTACCCATTGAATTTTACCATTATATAAGCACTTATTTTTCTTCATTTACCAAATGCCAAACAGTAATATATCTATCCCAAGCCTTCTGAAGTGTGGGATATTCTCGTCTTAATTCTATTGCTCCAGCACCAATCATCTCATTTTCGTCATATGCTACTTCAATATCTTTTGCTAATTGTGTTTGTGAAACCATACGTCCTCGGGTACCGTTTTTCTTTTGTACAAAAACTGTTTCTCCACCATCAGGAGAAACAAATATTACACCTTTTGGGACATCATCAACGCCCATTGGAAAACTTAATTTCTTTCTTCTTCTAGTCTTTGGTTGTTTTATTTTAATACTCATTGCAATGATATCCGTTTGGTGCAGATAATCTTATACCATTATGTTGGCCTTTTTTAGTATCGTCTTTATGTCGAGGAATTAAATGTACGTGTGGCCACATAATAGTTTGCCCAGCCACCTTACCTATATTTTGTCCAATATTAAAGCCATCCATCTTACCTTCTTTAATCCATTGTTCTCCGCAATAGAAAGCAAGTTTATATGCTTCACCTACGTGAGTAACATCATTTTTTTTTGGAACAAATAATAAATGTCCTTTTACACAAGGATATTTGTCGTAAAATACAGAAACTTTTTCGTTTTGAAACATTGGCTTGTCATTGCCTAGCCAAGTGCATTCTTCATAGTATTCAATTACTTCACGAGGTTTCTTGAATGTAGGTTTTTTTGATGGCATTGGTTTTTATTATTCCTATTTTAATATTACTTGAGTTTGGACGATGTTGCAACCTATTTAATACCAAATGTTGTAAAAGAGAGTTATACCAAAAATCCACCCAAAAAAACCAAACCAAAAGTCATCCCAACTCCAATGCCCTTTGCTCCACCAGTCTAATCCTTCTTTAATAATTGTTGCAATAATTCCTAGCCATATTAATGGTAGCCAAAATATTGCAAACATAGTTAAAAAGAAAGACCAAAAAAAATGTAGTTGTAAATCTAATCTAAAATAGTGAAGTATGCACCCAGCTAGTTTTTTATAATAAGTTTTAATTTCCGTTGTCATCAAAATCCATGTATAATGTATATTTGGCAACTAATTCGTCATCTGCTTTAATGTCTTTAATTGACATAAGATATACTACTGGAAGTTGATGCCAAAATCCTTGATATGTTTTACAATTTGGTTTTTCAGAATGATTATAAAATGCACCTAAGGCTGTTCTTATATGACCATGTGGAAAGTTTTTATTTTTAATATGTACAATTCCAAACACTGTGTCTTTTGGAAAATCTTTTGTAGCATATAATCCTAGCCCTTGTATTTTAGAATATTTAATTGTAATGCCGTCTGGAAGTGGTTTATACATATTGAATTCCTAACTCTTTATATACTCTTTGTACCTTTCTTGCTTGAAAATAACAATCTTCTAGTGCATTATGTAAACCTGTTCTTTTCTCATTCAAATCACGTGGTACTAAACTGAATAATGTTCTTGAATCTCTAATTTGCCAGTAGTTCCATGGAACAGGAACTTTCATTTGTGCATAAAAGTTTTGTAATATAGCATAATCAAATAATGGACCTTGACACCAAAATACATCAACGCCTACAGACCATTTATTAATTTGCTTAATTAAATATTTTAAATCTATTCTGTCTTCGTCACCTAATGCTTCTTCTGAAATCTCTGTTGGTTGTGTTGCCCACCAATCAATAGTTTCTTGCATTACATCTCTGCCCATAGCAGTTTGTGAGTCCACATCAATTCTGTGATACATTCCTTGTGAAGGTTCTGTAAAAGAATAAGGGTCAAACTTAATACCACCTATTGTTAAAATCGTAGCATTAGGTTTTGTGCTTAAAGTTTCTAAATCTATCATTCCATGAATCATGAGTATTTTGCCTTTGGTTTCCATTCGCTTTCAGCAACATCTGTTAATGGATCAGGAATTTGTTTTATATTAGTAACTTTGTGATTAGGAAATCGTGATTCAATATCTTTTCCAGTATCACTATAAACAAAAGTTTTTATAGTTTTCTTTTCAGATTTTAAAGTAAATTCCCAAGCCTTTGTAGTTTTTATATCCATTGTAAAACATACCTAAATAAACCTGTTGCTAACATTGATAATAGTATTGTGTTTAAAACTATTAATGCTCTATCGTGCCAAGAAAAACCAACATACAACCAACCTGCAGTTCCCATTGATGAAAATATTACATCATACATCTTTGGTACTTCTTCTACAGATCTACATAGTACCGCGGCACAAATTAATCCTACTGAAACCCATTTTACATACCAAGTA